GTAATTGCACACAATCAGAAATATAGTAACGTTATAGTAGATAGGTATCAAGGAAAATTTGTTATAGAAAATGGATGTATGTGCCTACCTCAATCGTACGCAGATAATGGAAAATTAAACTATACCCCTCAAGCATACTGCTACACTACCATTAAGTATAATGACAATGAACCTGTTAATTATAATAACATAAAAACCTATTTCTTAGATGAATATGTGGATAAAGGAAAAGAATATCAAATTAAAATCTAAATGCGTGGTACATTAACCACGCATTTATTATTTATATAGTTTTTCTAAATAATTCGTATATTAAATATACCAACGATACCTTTTGATTTTGAATACCTATACTAAATGACAGGTAAGCAAGATTATTTAGTAAATAATTTAAGGAACAGATAAAAATTGGTGGGACAGAGGAAGTGCACACCTTTGCCTGAAACCCACATGAGTAAGGCTAACCACCAATTAAAAATTAACCTATGTGGGAGGTAATATAGTGAATGATAAAAAATTAAAAAGAGTTGTAATTAAAGAGGAACTAGTAGCCTTAACAGGTGATATTTATAAAGCTATTATATTAAATCAATTCATTTATTGGTCTGAACGTATAGCTGATGTAGATAAATTTATTGAAGAAGAGTCTAAAAGATTACTAGTTGAGAAAGGAATTGAATCAACAATAGAAAAACAACATGGATGGATATACAAAAAAGCAGAAGAATTATCAAGAGAGACAATGCTAGGATTAGCTCCATCTAATATAAGAAAACATATTCAAGCTTTAGTAGATAATGGATGGCTAGATCAAAGAAGAAACCCTAAATATAAATGGGATAAAACTTATCAATATAGGCCTAATATAGTTAAGATTCAAAAAGACCTTCATTTATTAGGTTATTCCCTAGAAGGTTATCCATTACAACTAGATAATGAAATATTAGATAAGCTCTGTAACACTGATAATTCTCGAATTTCTGTTTTAGAAATAGGGAATTGCGAAACAGAAATTCATAACCAACAAAACGAAAAAGCAATACCAGAGATTAATAAAAAGATTACATCTAAAGATAAGAGATATATAGGCGATGGGCAAACAAATGTTCTAAATACAGTTGAGAATAGTAGCTCTTTAGATAAAGAAAAAGAAATTTTAACTATAGATAAAGAAGCTTTAGAATTTTATAAATTATTACCTCGACAAGATGGAGATATAGTTGAATTTATTTTAGAGTATAGGAAATTACGATCTAAATATTCTAAGGAGTATTTAGAGTTGATTATAGATAGATACAAAAAATCTAAGGAGTTAAAAGGTGAGAATGTATATCATAGACCAGAAAATTTCTTTAAATATGGTGAGTATAAAAAGTATTTAGATGAAAATTGGGATTCAACGTTAGAAGAGTGTAGGAAAATGGCTCAAAATAAACATTTTAATCGGTCTAGTAATAAAATAGGTTCAAACGAACCTCAAGTTACAGATGAATGGGATAAACAATTAAAAGATTTAGGTTGGTAACAGAGGTAACGGAGGTGAGTAAATGGGAGTATTAGAAACAGCAAAAAAGGTATTTATGCCTTTTAGATATAAAAAAGGTACTATTACTACTAGTAACACACCAGATTATGAATCTGTTAGTGATTTTGGTGGTTCTAGAACTACCCTCCCTAAATTTGTTCAAGGTGGGGGCGGTGCGTTCGGGGCGTTGCCTAAAAAGACACAGAGAGATTTACAGCTAGATGATACATCTTTAGCTAATATGAGTGTCGAGGATTTAATAGATACATTAATAGACGCTCATCCTGATGTATCTTTTGCGGTTTGGAATTTTATGAGACTTGGTAATAGTGGATATACAATAAAGGTTGAAAATCTAGAGGATAATGAGATATACGAAGAGGGGCAGATAGAAATTAATAATCTAATAAAGAGACTTGCACAGCCTAATATTGAGTATTTCCAAATATCTAGAGATTTTGATAAAGTTGTAAATCAGTTAATGCTGTCTATTATTACGAGAGGGGCTTGTGCTTTAGAGTTGGTTTTAACTCCTAATTATGATGATGTAGCTTTTATAGCTCCAGTGGATCCTGCCACAGTAGATTTTAAATTTGAGAATGATAGATATGTTCCCTATCAAGATGAAGAAACCTTATCTTTAGATATCCCAACTTTCTTTTATGATGGGCTAGATGAGTTAATTGATAGTCCTTATGGTCGTTCTCCAATACTAGGTGCATTAAATACTGTAATATTTCAATTGCAGGTTCTAAATGACATCAAACAGGTAGTGCATAATCAAGGTTATCCTAGGTTTGACATTACTATAATAGAGGAAGTCTTGTTAAAAAGGATGCCTATTCATATTAGAAATAATGAAGAGAAGAAGCAAAAATGGTTAAACGAGAAGTTACAGGAGATTATTGATATGTATAACAATTTAGAGCCTGATGACAGTTTCGTACATTATGATTCAGTTGAAATTGGAATGGCTGGTGGAGATCAGAAAGGTGGGGCAGTAATAGATCCTGAGAAATTAATGAATGTAATAGATCATCATATAATGGCTGGATTGAAAACATTATCAACTATTTTAGGTAGAAGATCTACAGGGAATACAGAATCTTTTGCGAAAATGGAAATCAAATTGTATATAAAAGGTGTCGAAGCCATTCAAAAGACTGTTGAAAGAATACTTAGTAGAGCATTAACTCTAACATTAAATATAAAAGGTATGCAAGGTGTAGTTTACTTTAAATTCAATCCAATAGAGATTAGAACGAGTATGGAAACCGCACAGTTTGAACAAGTACATTTATTGAATTGTCAGTTTAAACGTGATCAAGGATGGATTAGTCAGGAAGAAGCATCAATGATGGCAGTAGGACATGGTCCTGTAGCTGATGGTCCAATAAATAACGATACACCTAAGAATTCAGATGGTGGTCCGATAAAAGGTACACCTGATGAGAAAACTACAGATGCAACCGATGTAGCAGATGAATAATTAATATTTAAGGTTGAAAGGGGAGGATTGAAGTGGCTAAACCAACCAAAGAACAATTAGAGAAAATAAATAAATTTAGTAGAGTTAAGCTTACTGAAGATGACGTATATGTATTTCGTAGCATGATGATAGATAATGCTGTAACTTCATACTACACTATAGTACACGAAAATTTATTAAGGAAGTTTAGTTCAGATGTTAAGAAGGGTGTTGGATTACTGCTTTCCCATGATTCAGATAAGCTACCTGTAGGAAGATCCTTTGATGCTTTTCTGGTTGAGGAATGGGATGAAGAAAGTGGAGGATTTTTGAAATCATTGTATGGTGATTTTTATATTGCACTTGGTAGAAACACTGAAAGTGGCATGACTACCGATGACATAGTAAAGGGTATAGATACTGGAACTATATTCGATACTTCCATAGGATTTAGTGTAAAATCAATGAAATGTAGTATTTGTGGCCATGATATTAGAAGTTGGGATTGTCCTCATTTACCTGGCCGAGAATACATCGTAGAAAATGAGGATGGTGTAGGTGAAACTGTAACTTGTTACGCAATCATGGGTGAAGATGGGATAGGTGAGCTTATTGAGAATTCTTTAGTTTATGCAGGTGCTTGTGCTAGAGCTACCATTGTTAATGAATATTCCATAGGAAATGATAGTATTGCTAAGAACATGCCTAAACTACAAGTAGTTGAAGAGTTGAAACAAATTCCTATAGATGCCTCCGTATACCAATTTTATACTGCGGGAGGTCTAGTGATAATGACAGATAGTAAAGAAAAAAGGAGTGAAACTGGTATGGATAAATATATGAGTATACTCACTGAGTTTAATATTAAATCAGAAGATGATTTAAGGGCTAAATTGACTGAACTTAGTGAGAAAACTACTGAGCTAGAGAATAAGAACAATGAAATACTTGCAAAAGATGAAGAAATAAAGAAATTAAACGATAAAGTTGACTTTTTAAGTAAGGATTTACTTGCTAAAAATGATGAAGTAGCTGAATTAAAAAATGAAATATCAGAGCTATCTGAAAAAGTTACTAATCTTACTAAGTTAAATGAGGAATTAAAAGCTAACGAAGAATTGGTTGAAACTTATAAGAAGGATTTAAAAGAGGAAATTATAGAGCTTGGTATAAGAGCTGAAGGAAATGCCTTCAATAAGACTTTATATGAAAGATTTTTAGATACTCTAAGTATAGAAGAATTGAAGGAAGTAAGGGAAGGATTCAACGAAGAAGTAAAAAATAAATTTGCTGGTGTTAGAACTACTCAAACTAAGGTTAGAGATAAGAACAAAGACACTGAATTATATAAAGAAGATTTTGAAACTGAGGAAGAGTTTAGAGAGTATATAGCTGAATTAGCTGAAAAATATGCTAAAGAGAATAATGTATCTATTAAAGACGCCACTAAGCTTATGTATGCGAAATATAGTGAAAGAGGTGAAGCGTAATGGCAGGTAAATTCACGAGACTACAAAAGTCTTACAAAATAATAGATCCTGATGGAGTGGCTTTATATACTGGAGTAGTTATGGCAGGAGAAAATCAGTGCAAGAAACCTACTACTGATAATGAAGTCCCTTTAGGTGTTGTAGATAGTGATGAGAGAATAGATGATCCAGTTAGGGCTGGTGGAAATCAGACAGGTAGGCAAGTAGCTGTGAAACTTGAAGGTATTGCAGAGATAAAATTATCTGGTTCAGTTCAAGCAGGGGATAGAGTAATCCTTGCTGCGGGAGGGTTAGCTAAGAAGATGCCTACTGATCCAGGAGTTTATAATGTATTAGGGTTTGCTGAGAAAAATGGTGAGGATGGGGATGTTATCCCAGTAAGAATGGCTTACCATGTATACCCAGTATCAGAACTTTAATTTTGATTGACAAAGGAGTGTGAAAAAGTATGCCAACAGTACAAAAGGTTCATATAGATAAGGCTTTAACTAACATATCAATTGGTTACAAGAATGAACAATTCATTGCAGATGAGATTTTTAAACCAGTACCAGTACAGAAACAAAGTGATAGATACTATGTATTTGGTATGGAAAGATTTAGACAGCATGATGATTACAGAGCACCTGGTACTGAAGCAAATGAAATTAGTTGGACATTGTCAGATGATTCATACTATGCTGAAGGTCATGCTTTAAGGCATCCAATTGCTGAAGAAGAACAGCAAAATGCTGATGATGTATTTGACCTAGAAGCAGACGCAACTGAATTAGTAACAGAAGGTATTCTTTTAAATAAA